CTGGTAACCACCCTCTTTACGTAAGCGCTGCAACTCTATCACTGTGGCAAATTGATAGACTCCGCTCAGAGGGTACTTCCCATATGGAAAGCCCTTGTTCTTTTGCCGGGCCTCCAGCTCATCTAGCCCTCCAGCCATATCGACTAATGTCTTTATGTTGTTATCACGGACTAGCCGATCTGTAATAAACAAGAGATGTACCAGACTTTCAAACCTCGGATGATATTTACAGGACTCGCACTGTTGAATCCATCTAAACGTTGTGTCTATCGGTCTCCAATCTTTATCGCGTGGTGTTTCGAATGACAGCATGCCAGAAAGGGCACGTTCCAGTGGACGTACATTGACGGAGACGCCATCTAGCTGATAGCTAGCTTGGTGCACATTCTGAAGATAGTGCACAACATTATCTGAAACCCCACCTTTATCAGTTCCTATAAACATACCAAATTCGCTGATTATTGCTTGAATGTCTTCAAGCGGTGGATTCCTCTTAAAGACCCATAGTCCATCATCGCCCTGAAAGCTGATAGCGACCAATTGTGTGCCCAATTTGATCGCGGTGTACTCAGCTTGTAGCCACTGTATCATGGAATCAACCTGGTTAGTCCAGCCTGATCCACTCGGCACTGCGTGTCTTCCGTGCCTAACACCTTCAGGGGTGATTAGCGGACCGTATTCGAAACGGTTCTCACAATAGTCAACTAACTTCTTAGCGGACTTACTGAATGAACGCCTAATCAACTCAAATGCAAACGATGTTACCATGAAATCTGCAGTTAAGTCGAAACCGCCATAGTCCATGCTGTTGATGATTTTCTTCAGCTTGAACAGGCCTGTGATTACCTCATTCACCCGTTGCTGATCTACAAGCGCGGCAAATTCAGGCATTGCTTGGAACGTTCCGAGCATTGCAGCTTGTAAACGCAGCTCATGAAGAGTCTGGGCGTGTCCTATTCCCCACACGCTTCGTTGTTTAGGCGTTTCCTTCAGCCCTCGACTTTGCCCCCTCCAAAAGAGAAAGGCTGGGTCATTAAATTCTTTGGTATTATAGCCACTCTTCTCAATATTTCTAGCCCTTTCGAGCAGCTGTGGATATAAGGATTTATCCTTAGAGAAGAATGGAGGCCCTAAGTTGGTACCCTTGGGCATAACTTCAAAGGCGTTGTCCAATGATAGAGGATATAATGTATGAGATGGGAACCGTTTGACGACACGGTCGAATGCCTTCATTAATATCCGTGAGTCCAGACCTTTATGAGAAAGCGGTTCGCTCCAGTAAACATCTAGGTCATGGACACGGTCCACAAAAGGCAGCATAATGCTCAAGGGTCCGACTTTACTTGCCTGGAGTACCTCTGCATCATCTACGGGTCCCATACCCGTGATTGACTGTTCCAGAATTCGGTCACGAATCTCGGCTCTGGCCGCCGCTTTGTCTTCAGTGTGTTTACCTACCATTGGCGTGACCAAATCCACGTCAAATCCCTTGATTACACGGTTCAGAGACGCTCGACATCTAGCCGCAGCACTACTATCAACGGTTAGCAGGTACGACTCTATGTCCTCTAAATCATACTTAAATTTCCGAGTTGTCTCTTTATAGGTGAG